AGTTCCTGCTGACAAAGTTGAAGCCCTGATGAAAGCCTATGCCCCAATGGACGCAGAAGGTTTTGCTGTAGCGGTTGAAGCTCTGGCTGTAGTTAAAGCTCTGGCTGATCAATCTGACCTGATGTCTGAAACTGGTGTATCCGGTGCCGGTGCTGAAGACCAGAAAGAAGCAGACACCACATTCGAAATCCTGAAAGCCAAGTACGCCCCTAAAGCTGCTAAGTAATCAACCCCCCATCTTTTGGAGAAATAAATAATGGCTACATACGCCTCTGATGTTCAACGCCTGTCTAACTGGCTGAAATACGAAGAAGAAGCAGGAACGGGTGTTACTCGTGAAGTGCTTGCAAAAACGCTGGTAACTGACGCAACCATCACTGGTAGTGTTCTGGACAGCACCGGTAAGCTAGTTGTTACTGCCACAGTTGCAGACGCTACTTACATCCTGATTGACGACCTGACTACTCCAGCTTCGCTGGAATACAAGAACGTACTGGTACTAGCACGCGGTCACGCGAAAGTTGGTAAGAATGCTCTTGTTTGGGGTGCTGGTATCTCCGATGCCAACAAAGCAATCGCACTAGGTAAACTGGCTCTGAAGAACATCTTCGCAGTTGACCAACTGACCCTTAACATCTAATCCACTTAACAGGAGCATATAATGTCTCAAGTACAAATCGCCAAGGCCGCAACTCGCAGCTTCAACGGCAACAACTACGAGTACACCGACCTGTCGCATAACCTGTTGATCATCCCTAACACTTGGTCGCTTAGCGAACAACTGGGTATCTTCAACACAGATACGACAAACATGGAAACTATCACCATCGAAGAAATCACAAGTGGTTTCGGTCTGGTGAAAGACGTTCACCGTGGCGCTCGCCACACTGTGTCTGCTGACGCTACCCGTCGTATGCACGCATTCGCTCTGCCACACTTCACACTTGACGACGCTATCACCCCGCGTGACATCCAAGGCAAGCGTGCATACGGTGCGGACGTTCTGGAAACCGTTGCTGCTGTTAAAGCTCGCAAAATGGAAACCATTCGTAAGAGCTGGGCTGCTACACACGAGAAAGCTCGTTGGCACACAATCGTTACCGGTACTAGCTACGCTCCAAACGCAACTGTTCAATACGACTGGTACACACAGTTCGGTGCAGTTCGTAAAGTAGTTAGCTTCGCACTGGCAACAAGCACAACAGACCTGATCGCCAAAACTGAAGAAGTTTTCGCACACATTCAGGACAACTCAGAAGACGGCGTTGTTCGCAGCGAAGTTTACGGTGTTGCTTCCCCTGAGTTCTTCAGCGCTCTGATCGCTCACCCAACAATGAAGGCTCTGTACCTTGCGTACCAACAGTCTCCAAACATCCTGAAAGAACGTCTGCAAGCTGCTGGTTTCGATAGCCGCTACCGTTCGTTCACAGTGGGTAACATCACTTACATCGAATACCGTGGCGTAGGTCCAGATGGTGTTCGTTACATTCCAGCAGGCGACGTGTACTTCCTGCCGGGTGACAAGGGTGATAACTTCACAACTTACTACGGCCCAGCCGACCACTTCGACTACATCAATACCCAAGGGCAAGAGATGTACGCATTCGAATACGGCGACAACCGTGGACAAATGATCGAGATTCAAACCGAATCGAACTTCATCGACGTTCTGCGTCGTCCACAACTGATCGTTCGTGGTACTGTGGCTTAATTGAATTAGGGAGAGGGGTTTGTCCTCTCTCCCTTTTCTTTTCTCCAAGGAGTACACAGTATGCCCTACACAGGTGATCCACAGAATAATCCAGTTGACCGACTTCGCCTCATTACTGGTGATGTGTGGGACGATATGGAATACCTCACGGACAACGATTATCTGTACTACCTAGAACGCAATGAGAACAAAGAGAAGCGTGCAGCAATAGACTGTATGCGTTCAATCCTGTTAAAGCTCACACGCGGTGCAAGGGAACGTACAGGCGACATCGAAGTCTACGGAAGTGAATACTTCAAAAATTACCTTCAGGCTCTAACACTGATCCTGAAAAACCCTGACATCTCTCTGTCACTGGCTGTCCCATATGCCGGTGGTATTTCGAAGTCAGACATGTATCTCAATGATGCAAACTGTGACAGCCCTACACGCTCTATCTACATCGGATTTAGTGAGCACCGTAAACTGTACAATCAAGATAATCCGGGTGAACAAGATTCGCCATACGGGTTCTACGGTTATGGTGGCTTCGGTGGCTTTTACAATTAAGTGTGAGACGAAAGGACTCACAGCACTAATCAAACGTATGCAGCAACTCGACGGCACACAAGTTGAGGTTGGTTTCTTCGAAGAGGATCGGTACGGTCCCGATAACCACAATCTCCCTGTCGCCTTTGTTGCATGGTTAAACGAATACGGACACAGTATCAGCCTACAGGGCGTTCCAGAACGTCCATTCATGCACGAGACATTCGGTGACAGTATGAATCAATTCCACATGGCACGAGCTATGCGGAACATCTACATGGTTGCCATCACAGATGGTCGCTCTGTAGTGAGCCTACTGAAGAAACTCGGTGCAATGGTTGGTGATATGTTGGACGTGGCTATTGATGAATATCCCGGCCACAACAGTCCAGAGACAATCGCACGTAAAGGGAAAGATGACCCGCTACGTGACACAGACAAAATGATCAACTCAGTCAAATTCCAAGTCCACAGGGGAGGTAAGAAGTAATGCGTAATCCACCACTATTCTCTGTTGGTCGTACTACGTTAGATGTGACCCGCACGACAGCCACCACATATGTGAATGGTCGTCCTGTTCCCGGTACATCAGCAGTAGTGCCGGTTGAATGCAATGTTCAACCCGTGTTGAAAACATCCGACACATTAATGCTCCCAGAAGCTGATCGCTCGAAAGCCTGCCTGAAGGTGTATACCAATGGCGGTGAACTGAAGTCACTCAAAGAGGGTGGCAACGGTTGGGCACCAGATCGGTTCTACTGGAAAGGTGACTTGTACGAAGTCATGAAAGTTATCTCCTACGACATGGGCGTCTTGGATCACTTCAAGGCAGTCTGTATGCGAGTGGAGCTTACATAATGAACATCTATCAATCCCTTGAAGACGGCGTATACAAATATGTCAACACTCTGTTCCCTACGTGGCGGGTAATATTCGCCTACGGTAATGGACCAGAAGTTCAAACCCCTTACCTTGTGATCGATGTGAAGAAGATGGATGCTAAAGGTCGGAGCTATAACAGTTCCAGCCAAGAGCTAGATTTCGAGACTCAAGAGTCTTACACAACTACGATCCAGAACTACGAAGCTCATGTGAGATTCGAATTCGTTGGGAAATATGATGTGAACACGGAGCTGGCCGAAATGGCACAGCAACTGGAGTTCGCCCTACGCACACAACGTGGCTACGAAGAACAGAAGCGCAATGCTCTGTCTCTGATGAGGTACAACGCTATTCGTAGGATTCCCGTTCGAAGAGAAACAGATACATTCATGTACTACCAACTAGATGTTGTGTTTGGATATGTTGTGTCTAACACAGAAGTTCAAGACTACATCATCACACTTGGTGTCGATGGTGTGTATCACGATGCTGGTCGAGAACCAGAACACATTATCGAAACATCAATCGAAATAAATCCCTAACACATAGGAGTTTCACATGACCCGTTTAACGGACATCATCGAGATTAACATCTCAAGAGAGACAGCCGCTGTCGCTCAGACTAACTTCAATATCCCGCTGTTCATCTCCGCTCACACCAACTTCAAAGAACGCGCTCGTGTGTACTCTTCTCTGTTGGCGGTAGCTGATGACTTCGCCTCAACTGACACTGCATACATTGCAGCACAGAAACTCTTCGGACAAGCTCTGGTTCCAGCGAACATCGTTATCGGTCGTCGTCAAGTTCCGGGTGCCTCTGTAAGTGTTGGTACAGTGGTTATTGGTACAACATACACAATGACCGTAAGTGGACAAGCATTCAACTACGTGTCGATCACTGCTGACACAGCTATCAAGATCGCTACAGGACTGAAGAACGCCTACAACGTTACTCCAATCGCTGGTGTGACTGTAACAGACAACCTTGACGGTACTCTGACTGTTGCTGCTGCTGGTGGTATTGACTGGTCGCTGAAAGTGTCTAGCAACCTGATCAAAGCACAACAACCATCGACTGAAGCCTTTGCTGACGCTGGTACTGCAATCGCTGCTGTGAACAACTCATGGTACGCTGCAACTATCGAATCGCACACAACTACAGACGTGTTGAACTTTGCTGCTTGGATCGAAGGACAGAAGAAAATCTACGGTATGTCTTCACAGGCATCTGACGTTAAAACTTCTGGTACAACCGACCTCTTCAGCCAACTGAAGGCGCTAGGCTACCAACGTACCTTCGGTATCTGGTCTGCTACTGCTGATACTCAGTTCCCTGAATGTGCACTGATCGGCTATCAACTGCAAGAACAACCGGGCTCTAACACATGGGAATACAAGACCCTTGCTGGAGTTACTGTGAGTTCAATCAGTGATACAGAATCGACCAACATCAAGAACAAGAGCGGCGTTACATACGAATACATCGGTGGAACAAACAGCACAACTGGAACGAAAATGTTCGGTGGTGAGTGGATCGACGTAATGGTATTCGTTGACTGGCTACAAGCCCGTATGACAGAACGCCTGTGGTTCCGTATGAAGAACAGCAAGAAAATCCCTTACACAGACGCAGGTGCTGCAATCATTGAGAGTGAAATCCGCGCTCAACTGAATGACGGTATTCGTGCTGGTGGACTGGCTAACTCTCCTGCTCCTTCTGTGACGCTTCCAGCAGTTCTGGCCGTAAGTCCTAACTTGCGTGCACAGCGTATCTTCGAAGGTATCAAGTTCGAAGCTCGTCTGGCTGGTGCAATCCACTTCGTCAAAATCTCAGGAACTGTGACCGTCTAAGGATGGTCCTTCCTCACTAGGAGCTAACTATGTCTACACAACGTCTTTCGACCTACGCCCCTAATGATGTAACAATCATTATCTCACAACAGTCTTCAGGGATTGCCCACATTATCAGTGGCTTCTCAGAAGATAGCATTGTGCAGATCGAGCGTAACGCTGAAACATTCACGATGTACACTGGTGCTGATAACACAAGCACTCGTATCTACAACGCAAACAAGAGCGCTAAGCTAACTGTTGCCCTGCAACAAACTTCAGCCTCTAACGACATCCTGTCTCAACTCTACGCCAACGACGCTGAAACACGTGATAGCACTGGACTCTTCAGTATTCACGTTAAAGACCTTAGCGGACGTTCTGACTACTTCTCTGACGATGCATACATCGGTGTTGTGCCTAACAGCAACTTCGCCAACAGCATGCAAACTCGTGAGTGGGTCATTCACGCACATAACCTAGAAACAATCATCGGTGGTAACTCAGTCTTCACACCAGAAGACAAAGCCACTCTGACAGCGCTAGGTAAGACTGTGGAAGCACGCTGGAGCTAATCCTCGGATTAGACAGACAACTGTATAGGGGCTTCCATTACGGAGGCCCCTTTTTTATTGGGAGTGAAAAATGAGCGGTTTAAACACATACAGCCCATCAGATGTCTTGGTATCTCTGGCGGGTATGCACACTGTTACCGGATATGCAGACGGTACATTCATCGAAATCAAAAAGCTCGGTAGACCCTTCGGTACACAGAGAGCTATGGACGGCGACATCAGCCGTATCTACCACGAAGATAAAGGCTTCCGTGTGAAGCTCACATTGATGCAATCAAGCAGCACCAACAATATTCTGTCCATGCTCTACAACGTAGACTTGGCTACCCGCGTGGGCAAGTTCCCCCTGATCATCAAAGATGGCAGTGGATCGACAACCTTTGTCTCCCTGACCACATGGATTGAAGAACTACCTGAAGTACGCTTCGCCAGTAACCTAAGCACATACACATGGGAATTCGGATGTTCCGACGCGATTATCTCAATCGGCGGTAACGATTCTACATCAGCGGTTGAAGATGCACTGATGCTCGGCACAGCGGCTCTTCCATTACTCACACAATACTTCTAACAGGAGAAATAAATGGCCGGTAATGTATTGACATATAGCCCATCTGATGTTACAATTCTCGTCTCAGGTTATCAACTATCTGGGCTTCTTTCTGTGGAGCTGGTCTGGAACTCAAGACCCTTCACATTATACAAAGGCATTCGTAACCAGCACACTCGCGTTTTCAATCAGAGCATGGCTGCCACGTTACGTCTCGCTGTTCAACAAACCTCGATTACCAACGATGTCTTGTCACAGATTCTGGACGAAGACCGTATCGGTAATTCTGCTCGCCTCGAAGTCACAATGAAGGACACCAGCGGTTCTACATTGTATCAATCGCTACAGGCGTACATCCCACAATATCCGTCCGTCAAGTTCACAAAAGGATTTGAGGCTCGTGAGTGGGAAATCGATCTACTCGACATGACCATCATTAACGTTGGTGGTAACTCGAAGGCCGCATTCGATGTCTTCGGTTCTATTCAGGGCGCTCTGTCGTACCTGTAACTTACTATTCCCACAGGAGCAAACTAAATGGCTATTCAACAAAAACAAGTGACGGTGAAAGGTACAGAGTACCTGTTGACTCACATCCCAGCGATTCGCGGTACACGCATCCTGAAACAAATCATCAAACTGGTTGGACCTTCCTTCGCCAAGTTCCAGAAAGAACAAGACCTGTCTGGTGCCATGGCTATCCTGTTTGACAATCTGGATGAAGTCGGTGTTGAACAATTGATCATCGATCTAGTTGGCTCCGCTAACAAAGGATCGGTTGGTATCAACTTCGACATGGAATTCGCCGGTGAGTACGACAAGCTGTTCACTCTGGTGAAAGAGATTGTGGAGTTCAACTATGGATCAGTTTTTACACTACTAGGTTCCGACGCACAGATGCCAACTCTGTAAATAGTCGGTCGGAGCCACAGACTGATACAGCTCCCCCGATGGACCCCAAGACACAGATCGTGCAAGACAAGTTCTCGCAGGATTGGGAAGTGTACATGGTGATTACCAACGAGCTGCGTCTAGCGACATACACCGAACTAGATACAGTCTGTAACGTAGAAGACTTGCACAACATGCTGGAAATCATCGAAGCCAAGAATGAGTTCGATGAGATGGCACGTATTGCCAAGGAACAACAAGAGAAGGCTAACCAGTAATGGCTATTCAAGAAGAGATTGCACGCTTAACCGGTACGTTAGCCTTTAAAGTTGACCTCACCGGTTTAAAACAATTCGAAACAAAACTGGCTGGGGTGGAGACGAAGCTCAAAGAGTTCTCCGTTCTTGCTAACAAACGATTCAACATTAAAGTTCAACTGGACAGTGCTGGCCTGAAAGCCTCGCTGGACAAAGCGGCTAATTCGAAGCTACGTTTCAATAACGTGTCTGTCTCGACTGAAGCACTTGCTCGGGTTGTAGGAAGTGTCACTGAGCGCTTCACCCGTATGCCAATCGTCTTGAGAAACGTCAAGATCGATATGAGTTCCCTGATTGCCCAACGTGCTTCAATGCGTCAACAACTGGGAGCCACAGCGGTAGGTGTTAGTGTTGTTCTGAGAATGAACGACGCTGAGACTAAGCTCCGTGCATGGAAGAAACGTACAGAAGAGCGATTCAAACTCTATCTGAATGCCGACATCTCTGGTGCCAAACTTTACCGCAATGCTGCTCGTACACTGAAGACTGTTGGTGCCCGTCTGGGTACATTCACAGTCACCTCCCCGAAGATCAAACTCACCGTTGACCGTGCTGCACTAAGAGCTGAAATTGCTAGTGTGCTGGAACAGATTCGTCGTGAAGTAAAGATTCGGATTGACCTCTCTAGCAGGCTCCACGGTAATCCCCGTGTAGGAGGCTCTGGTGGGCACGCAGGGGCTGCGTTCGGTGGTGGGCTAGTTGGTGGTGGCATGGGCTTCATGCGTGGCCTTGTACCCGGTCTGGGAGCTGCCTACGCTGTATCCAAGTTGAATGAAATCAACCAACAAATGAAAGGCCAAGACCTCGCCCTGACTGCTGTAACAGGAAGTCACGAGAATGGTCAAGCTGCTAAGAAGCGTCTACGTGCGATGGCGGATGACATCGGGTTCAACGCCCGTGAGTTAACCCCAGCGTTTACCAAGATGATCGCTTCTGGTGAAGCCTCTGGATTTGGTCAAGCCAAGTCTGAAAAAGTATTTAAAGCAATGGCCGAGTATGGCCGAGTGATGGGTCTGAGTTCTGAGGACATGAAAGGTTCTATGCGTGCCGTAGAACAAATGATGAACAAAGGCCAGATCATGAGTGAAGAATTGAAAGGTCAGTTGGGTGAAAGATTCCCAGCGGCTATCGCGCTCTTCGCTAAATCACAGAAGATGACAATCCCTGAGTTGTTCAAGGCGATGGAGAAGGGCTTAGTTAAGTCTGACGCTCTTGAGGCATTCGCTGAGACACTTGCCAAGGAAGCCCGTAAGGGTGGTGCCCTATCTGCTGCCAAACAGTCCACAGCGGCTCAACAGCAACGTATGGGCAACGGTATCAGTGACTCGATTGAATCGTTCTCTGACGGTGGCTTTGACGCTGCTACAGCACGCTTCTTCAAGACTGTGGCAGATGGACTCTCACAATCACAACCATTGATTAAATCTCTGGGTGCTGCATTTGAAATCCTAATGGCTCCAATCAACTCGACAATCAAACTGTTGGGTGAACTGGCTGCACTCTGGCCGAGTATGGCAAGAGGACTAGGACTGACAACAAACCAATTCTCTACACTCGCTATCGCCGCTGGTGTGTTCCTGTTACCACTTGGACATATCATTGTTGGTATCGGTTTGTTAGTTACTGCACTGGACGACCTAGTAGCCTTCAACAAAGGTGAAGATAGTGTCTTCGGTAAGTTGCTGAATGGATTGGATGATGAACGTCTAGCTAAGATTTTCAAACTACAACAAGCCTTCATTGATGCGAAGTATGCCATCTCTGATATGAGCACTGCCCTGAGTAGCTTGTTTGGTGTGTTGAACACTGAAGCCAACATGGACATGTTCAAGAAGGGATTGGGAATGTACTTCGACCTGATCATTGAGAAAGTGACCGGGGCTGTCAACCTTGTGAAGAACTTGGCTCGTACAATCGAAGCCTTAGCTAAGGGTGACTTCGCTGGAGCTGCTGAGAGCCTGAAGAACTACGGTGCTAACTTGGCTGAGACAACTGGCCTGAAGCATCTAGCGAACGCAGAGACTCGTGAAGCCATCGATACTCGCTACAACGCTCAGACTGTTCAAGCAGACCGTGCAATGATGTGGCGTCTCAAAGATGAGAAGGCTAACACAGCCGGTATGATGGATGCTGCTAAAGATGGTGCAGTGCAACAAAGCATGGCATTGAATCCAGTATTCACCGGTCCAATCACATTGACCTTCCCTAACGCGGAAGGGAAACAGTCTGACATCGAGAACGCTGTACAACGAGTGTTGAAACATTCCTTGACTATCACTAACGCTCAACTTGGCACGGAGACACAATAATGACAATCGCAGTATTACGTGCCAACGGTGATTTAATCTGGTTCGATGCGATCTTGCAATTCAGTGAGAAGTACACTGGACAGGTAAGTTCGCACCCACTGGAGAGTGGGAATGTGATCAGCGACCATACGATTATCAACAACCTAGTGATGACCCTCTCGGGCATCATTAGTGATGCTGACTTCAACATGACTCGCCCAACGATCACGGACGCAGATGCATCTAACTGGGGCATCAGTAACAAACAATTCGTGAACAACACGCCAGTGAATGACGCTGTGGTGATTAAGTACAAGCCGGGTATCAATGAATACCTGCCTGACTCAATTGCCCAGTTCATCACACCCGCTAAGCCGGTGGTGGAAGTTCCACTGTATAACCGCCCCATGGCAACACTGGGGATTAAAGACCGCCTCACCCTCATGCAACGTTCCGCTGAAACATTCTCTCTC